TTGGTCATGCGGATGACCCGCACGGGACATTTCGCTTATGTTTTTGCTGATAGTAGCCTGAGATGAACCGTGCTTGAGTGGCATCACGAATATCCTACTGCGATGATGGAGCCTGTGCCGGGCGAAAAATACAATCCCGTCGCAAATGGAACTTGGATTTGGTAAATGCCAAGCGTGTTAGGAACAGCATAAATGCGGCTACCTGATGCGGCAGATGTCGCGTCATAAAGGTAACCCTGCGTGGAACCTGCCACAATAACGCTTACCGTAGCCAACCAGCCTGACGACGATTTAATCACTGATGCAGTCGATACTTCCTTGCTGTTATAGAAGCCAGCATGGGTATTTATGGCAGTAACGTAAGAGTTGATGCCAATGACGCCGTTCTTTTGGGTGGAAAGGATATCGTCTAAACTAGCCATCAGAATTTTCCGTCAGGTTGGAAACGATACTTAACGCCACCCAAACGCCAAAATGTGCCAACATCTTGCGATGACAGCGAAAACGCCATGAAACGCGCCCTAATCCGGCACGAAATGTATTCCGTGGATTGCGTCATGGGGAATGTTACTGAACTGACAGTGTTGGACGGGGAACCAGAATAGTAACTGGTTGATGGTGAGGTGGCTGTGTCAGTGGCGTAATTGGTATAGTAAATGGTCAAGTAAACAGTAGCATTTTGGTTGCCGCTGTACGTACCCCACTTCATGTCCGGCCAGATTTGATCCACAAAGACCAAGTTCTCGCCTTCAGCCAATTGGAAATAACCTGTCTGAAATGACGACAACATGGCAGTGGTTGATGTTCCACTGGCGGCGTCATTGCCCACTTCATGCTGATAAATGTAAGTATCGCTACCTGCGCCAATTGGGGGACCAAGGACAGATTGGTCAATCCAAGCAGTTCTGCCCAGTGTGCCAAAATCCCACTGCTGAGTCTGCACGTTGTACTTAACGTAGCTATCATTCTCAGTGGATGAGGCAGATGGATAATACCACGTAATTTCGTTGTACTGGCTGTTAACGCCGCAAGCCACTTTGCTAAGATAATCTTTGTTAATATTTTGGAATATCACGTCAAAGATTGGGCATGGTATTGGCTGAGGGCCACCGCCCATCATCATAAAAAATTGCCTCTGGGACATCCAATATACAGCGCCATTAAGCTGACCAGTGCAATGTCGTGAAATGGCTCCGCAATTAGAACCAATCTTGTTAAAGCTATAGACAAATGGCGTTCCCACATATTGCATGGCCCAAAGGTCTAAGTCAGTCCAAAGCAATCCCTGTTGCGGACCTTGGATACCCGCCACAATTTTAGAACCCGTTGGAATGCGGAATGAACCAGCTTGGTTGGTTGAGGAAGCAATCCAATTGGTAAAATCGCCAACGTCACACCACCTCACCAAAAGTGGGTCAGCCTGAAGATTGAACGAAGAGCCGTAAGCAATAATTTGGCGTTGAGGCATCGCCACAAAAATGCCGGATGAAACTAATGGTGCAGAGCCACCTACAATCTGGGCATTTTGCAATTGGCCGTTAGGATCGTAATAGTAAATTGCGCCACCAGCGGGACACGCGACCAGATACGAACCAAAGTTATCTAACGTCCAATCCGTCGCAGTAATTGCCGTGCCGGGAACCGATGGCTGAGTCGTACCCAAACCAAAGCCACCCGTCCCAAAACCGCCAACACCAAAACCAGAACCTTGGGGTTGTGGCCCGATGGCAATGTAAAATACTGACCGTACATTGCCGCTATTTTCAGCCGTTGGCCCAGCGGATGACGTGGCTGTATTTGCGGCGGCAAAAGTAAACGAACTTGCGCTTGGAACTGTTAAAATAGTGTACAAACCAAAAAGTGTAACACCCCCAACGGTCGTAGATACGCCAACGTAAAACGTGGAACCTATGGAATACCCGTGATTATCAAGGTAACATGTAACCGTTGATAGGCCGTTGCTTGTTTGAAACGAAGGCACCCCAACTAGTTTGGCCGTACCTGTTCCAGCACCAACGCCAGTTGCATTAAATATTACGCCAACTGTATTCGCTGATGCGCCAATGAGGGTGTAGTCAGTTGAGCCAACAGTCACGATTTGGTAGGTTTTACCCACCACAAATGACCCCGCCGTTGTATTGGTTGATGTATTGGCCGTGGAGGTGGCGGCGCTTGCGGCAGTAATTGTGTATTGGTTCCCTGCTGCCGTTTGCAATAGATAGGGGCCAGTTAATACCAAACCACCAACGGCAACTGGGGTAATATAGTCAACGTAATCCAAAACAGACGCGGTGATATTTGAATCAGTTATTGTTACCGTGGTAGAACCAGAAGTTGTGGCGAATACTGGTGCCGTATTGGTCGTGCTTGTTTGTGGTGTGATGTTAACAAGGTTGTTCCCCGTCAAAACATTAAGAGACGACTCAGCGCCAATTCCAAGGTGGTTAATGGCATTAAGATCAGCCCAACCCTTAAGTGCGCGAATCGCTGAGCCAATAGCTGAATTATAATATGCTACCCAACCGCCAAGCTTTTGGGCCAACCCAAATCCGTTCCGCTCTGGCAGAAAGCGAATCAACTGCGAAGAAGAATACGCCGCCTCATTTAAGGTTGGGGTGACGTTTGTATCAACGCCGGGTTTAAGTTTGATCGTACCAAAGGGCATGATTAACCCCTAGTTGGCGAAGCGGCGGGGGCAGGTGAATAAGACGACCAAGCAGCAGCCTCAAACTTCTTACGATTTTCTTCAACCAACGCACTGGCTTTCAAAGCCTGATATTGGCTTTCATAGGTTTGCGCCATTTGTGGGTCGTCGTTAATACGCCCAAAGTTGCGCTGAAATGCGGAGATGTAAATCATACTCGCCATGATAAACATATCTGGCAGGTACGTTGAAATGTAAGTTGTCGTATTTGTGGCAGAAAGCGGCGCAGACCGGACAGTGCCAGTAATAATAGTACCATAGTTACTGTCAGGAGTTGGCCCCACAATCATATATTGGCTAGTATTACCTGTAGTAGCAGTATCGCCCCCATAAACAGCAAAATACTGAGGTACGCCTGTTGTAGAACCTGATCCGTAAACATTCTGTATAAATTCTTTAGTAACTGGCAATAGTGGCGATGACACGCCGGAATTAACTACTTCAAAAGTTTGCGGGACAATAAACTGCGACGTAGGTAAAGTTAACGTATTGTTATTGGAGGTAAATGAATAAGCTGTCGTGCTAATTTGGGTAGAAAGAAAATCCAAGTCACGCTGCATACGCAATTCTGCGTAGCTGATCATTTGAGGCAAAATAATCGTGAAGTTGGTATCGTTGGACGGAATGACGGCCATCGTTGCAATTTGTTGCACGTAACTTGAGTATGTTAAGGCCATAACCTAATCCTACGATGCCATGTCAAAAGCTGCCTTTTCTACCGCCGCAACTCTATTTGACCAACCTTTGCCAAACGTACCATACGTGGGCAAACTTTGCAAAAAGGCTAGTCTTGCTTCACAGACTCCCGTAGCAACTTCACGAGCGTTAGCCGCTTCACAAGCACTAATTGTGGCTTGGCCGATTTGTCCGTCCGCACCAACACCAAGTACCTGCTGAAGGGTTTTCGCCGCACGGCCTACCCCACTATTAACAGCCATATCAAAAGTGGCATAGTCAATGCCAAGAGGAAGTGAGTCGCCACTGATCTTATCCCAATAATTAGCCTTATACAAAGAAGCCACGTCCTGCGGCCCTAAAGCCCTCATTTCAGCTTCAGTAACATCTCGCTTCACCCAAGATTCCCAAACTTTTTGCGTTACGCCAAGATTTGTACGACCGCCGGGGTCTTTGGGATTATCCGTATACCCACCTTCAGATTTAAGAACGAGGGCTAAACATTGTTCAAAATTACCGTTCACTGTTTGTTCCCCAAAGAAGCCGTAAGCGCATCAGTCTTTTGTTTCGAACCAGCAGAAGAGCCAAAATAAAATCCCATAACGCCAGTCCAAGCAGTTCCAAGCGTCCCAATAAGCATAAGAAGTGCTTCACCACCCGTAGCTGGAAGGCCAAAATGTAAAATGTAGGCAATGATGCCAAAGAACCCGATTGTCACACCAACAGCCAAAACACGAGGAATCCAATCCCGCGTTGCAATCTGCATTTGACGGGCTGAATCACGGTCCTGTTCAGAAATCCGCTCCAGATCAATGTCCAAAGATTTCATTTGAACCTTAAAATCTGCGTCAATCTTTTTGAGAGCGGCTAATTGGTCGCCATTTGGATTAGCCAAAGCCGACATAATGTCGTCCTCTGTTCCATCTTGATGCCCAAATAAAGCACTGGAAATGGCTTTAACTGCCATACCCCCTACAGGACCAAGCAATGCCGTCGCTAATGTTGGCGCAACGGATGAAATTAAAGGACCAAAATTTTTCATTAAATCCATATTAATTCTCCCATACAGAGACGTTCAAGCCTAAATCATTCATTTTTTTAATGAACGAATAGGCATATTGAGCGGCTGATTTCTTAATACCCAATTTATTTGCAAATTCCATTAAAGGAATTTTTTCACCGTTTACATTTAAATAACGTGTATTTGTTTTGTTGTTTTGTTGTGTTTTAGGAGAAGCCCAACGGCAATTTTCTGGGCTATAATTTCCATTTACATCAATACGATCAATGGACATTCCAATTGGTGGCTCCCCCATATCTTCATAAAAATTCTCAAAAATTTTCCACCTATCACAAACTCTAATGCCGCGATCATAATAACGATGTGAATCTTTGTAATTTGGAAGTCCGCGTTCAATCATACCAGCCCAAATTTTATGGATTCTGGTATTTGTCATGCCATGCCGTGCGGAAAATCCTTTCTGGCCTTTAGCTGAAA